TCATAAGTCTTGATAGTCATTCGGCTCTGTGTAGTCCTCTTGCTCCTGTCGGTCTACGTCATTGCTGTCATTTAGGTATTTCAGCTCGTCAAGTATGTCCTCTTGTTGGTCGGATATGTTTTGCAGTAGCTTGATTATGGTGTCTTGTCCTCTGTCCTGATGTGATTGTCTTATGGATATGTTGAAAACACAAATAATTAAAGCAATAACAATTACTAGCCAAATTATATTCAACCCAATGAATATAGCTGTTGTTGTTTCTGCATTTTGAAATAATTCCTCTAGCATGATTACTCCTCTTTATCCTTATTAATTTTTATCATTATCTGTCCTATTTTCACAAGCGTTTCATTTTGCTGTTTCAATAGTTCCGCTTGCTCCTTGTTTCTCTTTGAAAGATCATTAACAGTTTTGCAAAGGTCAAGAAATTTGCAGATTAAATAGACTATAAGTGCGAGTATTAACAGATTGATTATTAAACGTGTGGCAAGAATTAATTTTACTGTATCATCTAAAACACTAATTATACTATATACACTATTCAACTTTATCACTCCTTTATTTTTACAATAGCACTATTATTGTTCTGCTGTGTTATGTTGTATTTACTGTTGCTGTCGGCTTTATAGCCTATTCCCCTTTTGTCATTCGTCATTCCTGTTATATAATCAAGACTTACTTTATAATATCTAGCTAATACAATAATTAAATGCAAAGGTATTTCCCTTTTTCCTTTCTCGTACATACTGTATTGTTGCTGTGATATCTGTAATAGTTCCGCTATTTCTGATTGCTTATTTTCATTATCTTCTCTTAGGTCTTTCAATCTTTGATAAATATACACAGTTTTTCTCCTTTCTATTTGTTTATCTCTACAAATTATATCACACATTCAATCAAATGTATTGACATACATTCAAAAGTATGTATAATATAATTATGATACATACATACGAATGTATCATCAACGTAAGTGTCCCATGGAATTTTTTTAAATTAAATTTATTTGAGTGAAGCGAAAAGAAATTTAAGTTAAAAAAATAGGCAATGGAATTCATGAGCAAAGCGAATGAAGTCGCTTGCCGTTCCGCCCCAGCGCCAGCAGGGGCAAAAGGGACACGAAAAAGAAACACAAAGGAAAAGGCACGAGGAAAAGCCGAAAAACCTCAGAAAGGAAAAAACATGAAAACAACTATTGTAGGCTGGACAAAAAAGAAAGCATTTAACGGAGTAATAGAGGGCAAGCAGATAAACAGCCCTGAAAAGGTCGTCTTTCAGCTTCTGCAGGAAGTTGATAACCCCGACTGTCATGGAAAAATGGTCGATACGCTGAAAATTCCGACCGAAAATGCAATCAGACTTAATGGAAATTCGGAAGATTTCAATAAGTTGCTCGGCTGTGATGTTATGCTGAACTATCAGATTTTTAACGGACGTTCTCAGCTTGTTGATATCACCGTAATTAATGCAGACGGAACACTTCACCGCAACACAAAATAATTAGCGGTGAAACCGCTGTTATAAAAATTTAATAAGAAAGGAGTTTTGCTAATAATGGAAGCTGTAACAACAATGCTTAGTAATGCCGTTACTGTTTTTGGTTCTTGTTGGGATGCTATGACAAGCAACGTACCTATTGCAATTCTTGTAGGTCTGTCTCTTCTCGGCTCAGGTGCAGGACTTTTCGCAAAGTTCAGACACGCTGTATAAGCAAAACCATTTACATAAGCGGAGTAATTCAAATTGCTCCGCTTAATTTTTTTGAAAGGAAGTTGATAAATTGAGAAAAAAGATTAAGCAAGTGTTGTGTATGATCTCTGCACTTGTTGTGATGATATGTTGTGCCGTTCCTGCGTTTGCTGATGATACAGTAACTAAAAACGACCTGTCAAGCGTTAAATGGAATATTGTTAGTAAATCTTCTGACATTCCGCATTTTACTGATGTTTATAACAATTTTTCTTCAACTATCTCTAAAACTGATAATTATATTGCTGTTTATGGTAAAAAATCTGACGGCACATCAGAAACTAATATTCTTTATTTTGACCCTACCGCTATTGCATATTATAGCTTTACAAATAATCAATTTTTGTTTGGTTCAAATTATGAGTATGATTCACAACGTCTTTTATTCAAATTCGATTCTTCTGATAATAAAACTGAATCTGTTGGTTATGGCGGTTGGAATGTTACTAAACCTAGTGGTTTTACAAAATCTGAATGTAAAGGTTTATTAAATCTTAATGACTATGTTCAATCAACTGTTAAAGTATATTTCCATACAAAAGTATATGATTTTGACAATTTAGAAAACGAGTTAGAACCCCCTGACCCTAACGCTGTTCCTGCTCCGTTTACTGTTACATATAGTCCAGACTTGAAACTTAATCTTAAACGTAAAACTTCTGATTATGAAACAAAGTCTATAGATGTTACTTTGACACTTAATCAAGATTATCTTGATTGGTATATACGCCGTTATGCTGAAATGTTAGGTGATAAAGAAGTAGGTACTTATGATAGTGCTAGTATAAAAATGATACTTGATTCTATTCTAAATACTCTTGATGTTGCAAAAGATTTTGATTTAACTGGTTGTGGTAAGTCAAAGTGTATTTACTTTATTTCGTTGTCTGATTCCTCTAAACCTCTTAGAACTGTTACACAAAACAGTGTTTATACATATCTATCTCAACAACGTTATAGTATCATTGATAGAGATAATGGAGATATAGACGGCTCAACTAGTACAGCTGTTTATGCTAATGGTTTGTATCCGTACTTTACTGTAGACTTCAATGAATATTTTAAGCATACAATGCAATCTGATATAGCTTCTGAAAATTGTTCTTATAAAAAATATCAGGCTGTTATAAAGAATTTGCCTACTTATCAGCTTTCTATACCTCTTGAAAATATAGATGCAGAAAAGTTTGAAGTTATATCCGTTCTTAATTCTATCCTTACTTGTGAAACTTTATTCCCTACGGAAAGCGGTCAATCTGTTTTTAATGGTAGCTTTAAATCAGCTTATAGTGTTGATAGAGGTCCTAATGGTGTTAACTTTAATAATATTGATTATATTAATGTTGATAAATGGGACACTGATGATACTGGTTATCTTGATTATTTTTCAAAATCTGATTGTTATTCTGTTTATACTGCTCAATTTAGTTTTGATAGTTATCCGAAATATGTTCCGCTTAAAGACGGCAAGGGCAATGATATTGATATGATTAAAACAAATCCGTTTGATTTTTCAAAAAGTCCTGTTGCTCCTGGTACTTATCAATCAGTAAATAAAGACGGTACTTTATCAGAAGAACGCACACTTGAAGAACAGAAGAAGCATGATAAAGATAATACTTTTTCTAAAAATTTTGCTAGTGTTGATTATACTGATTTTTCATCTATTTTTTCAACCTCTAGCTCATATTTTGAGTTTTTAACTGCTTCAATCCGTATTCTTCCTGATTGGTTTATTGCTACTTTTACAGCATGGTTTGTTACATTTCTCACACTTGCACTTATTAAGTATGTCATTCAATAAGGGGGTATATTATGCGTGTAGTTGCTATTCTTGTATCTGCTATATTGTTTTATCTTATCCCTGACGCTGTTCTTGAAACGATTTTTTCAACTGGCTTCACTGCCTGCCGTAACATTTCTCAGTATATTTTTAATGCTGTTTCTAACCTAATTAAATAAGGTGGTGTGTATGGATATTATTTATGCTTTCAAAGCTATCTTTTATAATTTAACTCTCTGTATGTCTTATACTTTTGATTTTGGCTCTTATACTTTTTCTCTTGGTTCTGTTATTGTCGGCAGTATGATTTTATCCTGTTCATCTGCTTTCATTATATATCTTTTAAAACGATAGGAGTAATTATAATGGTTAATATAATATGTTTTGTTCTTGCCGTATTGATGATTTTTTCTCTTGTATGGCTCGTTAGGAGGTAGAAAAATGCTTAACTTGGTTTTGTTTATACTCGTTGTCTGCTTTTTGGTTTGTACTATAAGTGGTGTTATAGGTTTCTTCACTGACCTTAGAAACTTTAAAGCTGAACATGAGTTCAGCGGAAACAGAAAACAGCTTATTGAGTTTTTGATGTTCGGTGAAGATGTTGAAATAAAAGCCGTTCCTGCGGTTGAATCTGATGATTGTGAGGTGAACGATAATGAAAGTACACATAGTGTTTGATGAAAATAACCCATTTTTTCAGCTTTTAAAGTCAATGGGCTGTGATCTCTCGCAAGAAGTCATGAATAGATATGACGCTTTGCTTCTCGGCATGGCTTTTATATTCGCTGTGGTTATGCTCTGTATCTTCTGCAAGTTTTTCTATAATGTGATGATACGCATGACACGTTGTGCAAGTGCTGTGTGAGGTGTTACATGAATAGAAAACTATTTCATATAATTAACTTTTTGTGTTGTATGCTTGATACTTATTTTTTCATTGCTCCCTTTATAGTTTTTTATGTAATTACTTCTAATAGTATTATTTCATATCCCTTTACTACTCCTAAACAAACTGCTTTATTTGGCTTTGTTTTGTTTATTCTTTTGGAGATTATTATACATCATTTTATTTTTTCTGTTTTTCATCTTGTTGATTATTTTAGAAAGGATTAATGTTATGATACTATTTGATTACATAAAACAAATACCGCCCTTTATCACCTATGAGGTGTATGACCACCTTTTCGGTGCATATTTCAATAATTCCGCTATTTTTCAAGGTTGGGGCATACACCTCTATACCGGTAAATTCGGCACCGGTAAAACGTCAACCCTTGCTCAGATAGCATATAACTATTGTGTGCGTTATCCTCAGTTGTCTATACTTACAAATATCAATCTTCAAAACTTCCCTGAGTGGACGAATATATACAAGCTTAATTCCGCACAAGATATCCTGCACGCTCCTAAAAACTGTATCGTTGTGATTGATGAGATAGGTACTATCTTCAATTCACGAGATTTTTCAGGTGGTAAAAGAGCCGTTCCAAAACCGCTTTTTCAACACCTTTGTCAATGTAGAAAGCGCAAAATGATGATACTTGCTACAGTTCAACGCTTCAATCTGCTTGATAAGCAGATACGAGATATAACGGCTACAGTGTCAACGTGCCGTGCTACATTTCGTCACCCTTATACACGTCTTATCAAGGTCAAAACCTATGATATAGACGAGTATGAAGCGTATACTGAGAATAAGTCATATATGCCGAAAAAGCTTTACAGCCGTTTGTATTTGCAGACTAATCAGAGCCGACAGCTATATGATACTTCTCAGCTTGTAGATAATATGCTTGATAAGGAGTATATTACTGATACGGAAATACTTGCCAATCGTGGACTAGATGTCACAAGTGACATAATGCACGATAGAAAGACAAGCAGAAGCCTGCGAAAAAGGCGTGGCGTATAGCCACGAGCGACCGCAGGGGCGAGCGCTTGCGCCGCCCTGCGGTGCGTGTGGCTATTACTTGATATTAGCCACAAAAAGTACTCATTTTTAAAAATGAGGTGTTAAAAATGCCCTTAAAAACGTCCTCTAAAGAGGTCAAGTGCAATACAAAGATAAAGGAATATCGTGACGGCAGTTACACTATAACACGTTCTGACCGACACATTTTTAAAGACCCTGCATTTGAGTATCACTGCAAGCATGAACATAGTATTGACGAACTTTCAAGACAAGAGCAACTAAAAACGGCTCGTGAAAATTACATATGTTATTTTGAGTATGAGGACGAAAACGGAAACATAACGCTTGATATGCTTGATACTCGCAAGTTTAAAGATAAGCAGTCACAAAGCGGTGAAGTTCGTTCCGATAGTGTTCAAAGAGCAAAGCAAAGTATCTTTGATATTGTTTATCAGAATGATTGGAAGTACTTTCTTACTATAACATTTAGCGGTAAAGATTTTGACCGCTCCGACCCTCGGGAAGTCTTTAAGCCCTTGAAACGTTGGTTTGATAATGCTGTTCAACGTAAAGGCTTGCGTTATGTCCTTGTTCCTGAGTATCACAAAAAAGGTGGTATACATTGCCACGCTCTTATAAACGATTGTGACTTTAAGTTTGTTGATAGTGGTACACGTCTTGTTAGGGGTCATGACAAGCCCCTTAAAATAGATACTATAAAGCGCCTGCATATATGTGATAAACTCGGCTGTGATATATCTGATTTGCCTGTAGTGTATAATGTTTCTGATTGGAAATATGGATTTTCAACTGCTATTCAGACTTACGGACAGATGTCTAATTTAGCATTTTACGTCACAAAATATATTACTAAAGACGTGAAAAAAATCTTCGGTAAATTCTTCTGGAGTAGCAAGAACATTGTTCGTAAAACTAAAGAGATCTATTGCAATTCAGATTTCAAAGATGATTTGCCGATAGTCTCCCCCCCTCGTGCTAATGTCTGTTATCAGTATGAAAGTAGTTTCACCTTTTCAAGTCAAGTCGAAAAGAACTGCAATGATATACTTCAATATCTTAAAGAGAATGGAAATGATGATGTCCTATGATTTTTAAAGAATGGTTTGAGATGTTCTATAACGCATATTGCGTTGATGTGATAGCCTATGATTGCTATAAGGACTATTACTATATAAATCAAAAACACTTCGGTTATATAGCCGATTTGGAGCTTACAGAGGTCAAGCCTATTGATATTCAGAATTGTCTTAAATCCACCCTATCTTACAGTAATGATCGTCAAAGACGTTCATATTTCTTACTTAAACGTGTATTCCGTGAAGCTATAGTTAATGGTTATTGTGACAAAAACCCTTGCGACTATGTTAAACCTCCAAAACGTATAAAAAAAGAAGCTGAATATTTCAGCCCCGATAATCTCGTACACCTTTTTGATGATGATAGTAGAGTTTGCAGAATGTTTCAGCTTGACTTGTGGACAGGTCTCCGCCGTGGTGAACTTCTCGCCCTTAGTTGGGATAACATTGACCTTGATAATAGATATCTTAAAGTCTGTCAGACACTCGTACATACTTCATGCGGTGATAGGATTGTACAGACCACAAAATCTCGCCGTGATAGGCTTATCCCCTTGCATAGTAATGCAATAGCTATTCTTCATCAGATACGCTCTCAGGACGTCTCAGACGGCTTTCTGTTCGTTTCACCTATAACGCATACAGTAATATCCCTTAGACGTTATAACAGGCTTTATAGAATGTTCTATGAGCAACAAAAAACAAAGTATCCTGATTTACAGTATCTCACCCCGCACAAGCTTAGACATAGCTATGCAACGTATCTTATTCAGTGTGGCGCAGATATCGAAACCCTCAGAGCATTGCTCGGACACGTTGATATAACAACTACCCAGCGTTATGTACATAGCAATTTCAACCAAATGTGCAAAGCTGTTAATAATCTCAAATTTGAATAATAAAGGAGTTTTTAAAATGAAAAGTAAATTTTATACGGAGCAAAAACACAAAGAAACTATGAATTCCGTTGATATGCTCGAAGGTTGTATAAATCGTATGTGCGTTACTGATGATATTAATGAATTACGTCAACGTCTGATGAATTCAATGTGTATCTTGTCTGAATTGTATGTCATTAATCTTGAAAAGCTTAAAGAGCGTTTTTCTCAGAATGATTTCTGAATGTGCAAAGCTGTGAATAATCTCAAATTTGAATAATAAAGGAGTTTTTAAAATGAAAGAGTTTAATTTTTGGTGTAAAGAAAATACCGATCATGGCGAATGTGCCGATAAGGTATGCGATTATGATAACTGTTGCTGTTATGCCCACTGTGAGGAATGTATATTTTATCTTACAGATTCTCCTGCTTGTGAGAATTGCTCTGTACCTTGTTATGATGATTAATACTTACCTGTGTATGTTTTTTGCTTCTTTTTTTCGTTCAAAAGCATTCGGGTGGTAAAGTCGAACTCGCTGTGGGCAGAACTTTTGAACGAATGGGCTACATGTTCGACATCTGAGTAACTATGCACAAGTCTTGCTGTCTGCTCCTGCCGTTCGCTATATGCAAAAGCAGGAAGAAGATTAATCTTCTTCCTGCATATCCTTTTCGAGTAGTTCAATTATAAGGGCGTTCAGGCTCTTTCCCTTGCGTTCTGCATGGGCTTTGTAGACTTCACGCTTGCCTTTTGGCACTCGTACCTTGATTTCGTCAAGCTTTGCGTGATACTTGGCTACTGCTTTTTTCTCTGCTTCTGTTAACATTTTTATCACCTCTGAATTATTATACATTATTCCGTTGTATGTGTCACCATATAAAATAAACAAATATGCTCCCATATATTTGTTTAAAATGTCAATTGAAATGTGTGCCCATATATGATATAATATATATAGTGAAAGAGATAAAGGTAACTTTCACAGCGGAGGAAATTGAAAGGAGTGAGGATAATGCAGAATATGCCGACAGCTACAGAACTTGCGATAAAGTATGCAAAGCGTGAACAGCTTAGAATTATAATAGACAAGGCTCTGAACATTCATGCTGATTGCGAATATGAAGATTTATCAAAGCTGATTAACGAACTCAAACAAATGCTTGAAGAAGCATAAAAAAATGTAGTCGGCAATCCGTCAAAATACACCGACTACATATTCACACACAAACTCGGATATCCTCCGCTTTGTAAATCCGAGTATAACACAAATTTTATTAAATGTCAAGTTTAAAGGATTTTTGAAAATGACTATTGAACATATGAAAAATATCGCAAAAGAAAAAATGAACAATGAAATCGCATTCCTTACTGAAAAGTTGACTTCAGGCTCTGAGGTTCGTGCTACTTTGTTTGCTTTTTTTCTTGTTGAACTTTTTTCTATTGATGAATATCGGTATTATCTTGAACTTATCCGCCAAGCTGAAAAATTTTAAGGAAAGCGTATAATACCGCAGAAAGGTTGATTAAAATGGAGAAATTTGAAACTATTGATAATTATTATATTCTTGCTTTTGCGTATCGTGTTTACGATGCAAAATGGGTAAAGGAAGGTCTTATTTTAGAGAATAACCCTTATGATGTCACTGCACAAGAAAATGAAGAAAAACTAAGTAGGATATGCTTTCAGCTTATGTATGCAATGAATTCATATTATGAAAAAGGTATGATTAATCTTACTGCTATATCCGAATATGATATTTATCAAGCCGCTTATAGTTATACCCTTGATTTACTCGAAAAAAATCAATCGAATTTAATTTGGTCGAAGTCTGCTCTTGAAAATTTTGCGTCTGAATTACATGAAAAAATTATTGCACTTGAAAATCTTTAGCACTATTCAACTAAAAACGACTCTCCACAATAGCGGAAAGCCGTTTTTACATATTGGTCGGAGTGACCGGATTTGAACCGACGACCTCTACCACCCCAAGGTAGCGCGCTACCAATCTGCGCCACACCCCGACAACGTATATATTATACCCGATTTGGATACAATAGTCAAGAGTTTTCAGTCAAAATAAAAAAATTGCAAAAAAGGTATTGACATTCACTTTCATTTGTGATATAATAAATAAGCACTCAGGAGAGAGCAGTAAAAAAACAGTAGAATATCGCGGGATGGAGCAGTTCGGTAGCTCGTCGGGCTCATAACCCGAAGGTCGTTGGTTCAAATCCAGCTCCCGCAACCAATAGTTCCCACGACCGAAGTTAATGTACTTTGTATGTTAATTTCGGTCGTGTTTTTTATATCTATACGAGAAATGAGCAGGCGTATAGCTTTATCATCTGGGCTGTCATGCAAAGCCTTGAGCCAAAGAGAAATCTGATCCGTAGTGTAGTCCTTTGGCATTTCCGTCTTCTTCAATGCCTCTATCTCAGAACGGAGCTGGTTCATCTTCGCACCGATATCCTCGATAACATCAGCTGGGAGGACACCACTTGACATGTTGGTCATCAAGGTGTCATACTGCTTCTGCTTCTCCGATATCTTAGATGCAACTATCTTCTTGAAATCAGCGGCTCTCTCAGGCTCTCCGCACTTGTACCTTCGCATAGCAGTAGCAATAGCCTTTTGATTTTCTTCGTTGAGCAGGGTGCGAAGATATGTCTTAGCGGCGTCATCAACGATATCCATAGATATCATAGGTGCACCACACTTCTTTGAACAACGATAGTAGTGATATACGTGTCCTTTCTTCGTTGATATGTGTGCGTGCATTTTCGCACCGCATGAGCAGTAGACTAACCCACTGCATAGATATGATGTCTTTGGTCCACTCTGTTTTCTGCTATCCATAATCTTCTGCACCTCGTTAAATGTTGCCTTGTCGATTATCATCGGCAAGGCATTTTCTATTCTTATAGCATTAGGCTTAGACCTGCGCTTGGATCTATCCTTTTCCTCGTCAACACAGTATATATATGTTCCTGTGTATTTCTCGTTTCGTAGTATCTCATATACTGCAGAATACTTCAAGGGCTTTCCACGCTTGCCCACAATGCCCACTGCCGCCATTTCTGCGATAATGTCCTTAGTTCCCTCGTGATTTTTCACCGCCGCAAAGATCTTGCGGACATATTCCGCCTCATAGGGGTTTATGACGTACTTCTGATTAACAATGTCATATCCGAACGGCGGATATCCGCCATTGTGAAGACCTTTCAGGGCTATTTCACGTTCTCCCTTTTTCGTTTCATTTGCAAGGTTATCTATATAGTATTCTGACATAGACCACATCAGTGCACGCATTATCTTGCTCTCCGGGCCGAAGCCGAAGTCCTGACCAACGGCTATCAGTGTAATGCCCATTTTCTGCAGGCGAGTGTCAAGATTAACGTGTTCGCCCAGTGATCTAGCCACACGATCGTATTTGTGAATAAGAATAGTATCGAAAGTACCCTTATTGCAATCTCTCAACATTTTTTGATACTGCGAACGGCTTGCCGTCATTGACCCCTTACCACTGATAGCCTCATCCGCATATACTGCTACGATATTATATCCCTTAGTGGCGGCGTACTGCCTGCACGCCCTGAGCTGGGCTTCAATGCTATCCTCAGACTGCTTGTCCGACGAGTATCTTGCATATATAACTGCATTGCTCATAGTGTTCTCCTTAAGACTTCAATAACTCTTTTTTCTTAATATCGTACTCTTCCTGCGTTATAGCTCCGCAATCGAGCAGGCTTTTGTATTCCTTTATCTGCTCAGGGATAGATATAACTTTTTCATCAGCAGGATTTGCATTCTGCTGTTTATTATACTGTTCAATTTCGCCCAGCATGGCCATGACCTGCTGGGCGTTTTTATATGCGGCACGATACGCCGCCGTATCCTTGGCAAGCCCCTTCACGTCGAAATGCACATATCTTACCTGAGTGTCAGGATCTATAACCACTTTAATTTTCAGCATATTTGCAAGCTGCTTAGAGCTGTTCTTAGCAGTGCTTGCGCCAACTATAGCACCCGCAGTTCCTGCAAGTATACCGCCGACAACCGCACGCTTGACACCGTTTCCGCCCATTGTTACAGTGTCATCGTCTTCAAGAAGCTCATAGCTCACAAGCTGGTTATACTTATAATCAGCACCACTGCCAAAAGAAAATCGGTGTGCTGCCTTATTTATTCTAAAATACTTATCAATCACATTATCCTTGTCATTATGTGAAGAAGCTTTCGGCACAGCTTTTTTCTGTGGCTCTGGAAGATCTCCATAAAGAACGTTACGCACGTCCTTTATGGTTATTTCTATCTTAGGCTTGTTGATGCCTGAACGTTTCAAGCAATCATCACATATATAACCATCTCTGATTCGCTTGTTTTTTGAAAATAAACCAAGATTACAATGGCATATATTACATTTATTCATATCGATACACACCTTTCTAAGGCTCTATAGTTCTTAGATGTCTCATTCGTAACAGCAGGCGTTGTTGAAGTTGATGATACGTCACTGACCGACTCTGAGCAACTTGTCATCATCAACAAGGTTGATATTACGGTGGCTAAGATAACAGTTTTCTTCATTTTTGCTGTTACTCCTTTATAAATTTATAAAAAAATGCATCTCCAAAAGTTGGGCTATTCTTTTTCCGAAATTCATATGGTATTAGATATATATAGGAGGTGCATGCTATATATATGAATACTAAAAATTTTAAAATCGAATTAAAAAAGGTTATGCACGAAAAGCACATTAATGGAAAACAACTTGCAGAGCTTGCCGAGATAAGTGAAGGAGAGATAAGTAAGATACTGACCGGCAAAGCCAACCCCACAATTGAAGTTATTGCACGTTTGGTTATTGTGCTAAAATGCGAGCTGCAAGATTTAGTAAAAATACTGAAATAAATTTATTATAGTAAATTTTGCTGAATTTATTGCCGAAATATGTTATAACCAGCATAAGGGGATTTAAACATATTTTTTCAAAAAATGAAAAAGAAAGGGGTGAGCAGCATGACCAACGCTGAGCGTAAGGAGCTGCAGGACAAGCTGGCAGAGATGATTTATTCTCTGCTTTTTGAAAGCAACAAGTCCGACGAATAGGGTACTGCCTACATACAGGCAGGCGAATAAGCACTTCACATTTTGTGGAGTGCTTATTTTTTTTACTTTGGCTTTTTACTGCCGTTTTCCCTTTTCCATGCTAAGAAACTAACATAGTCATAAAGATCTAAGAGTTCATCATCGGATAGTGTATTAAGAACACTTTGTATATTTTCCAAAACTCTTATCTTATTAGAAGAAAAAGCTTTAGTGCTTTGAGAAACGGCTTTCAACGTTTGCCCTGGTTTATAACCGAAAAGATAATTCGCATCACATTGAAGCGCCTTTGTTAAGATCATTATGGTCTCGTCATTCGGCTTGCTTTTATTGGTTTCAAAATTGCTTATCATTCTATTTCCGATACCAGTCAATTTTTCAAGATCGCCCTGAGTAAGGCCAAGTTCCTCACGGCGTTCTTTTATTTTGTCGCCTATCACTTTAGCACCTCCTTTAATTAATATTATATCACAAAATCCTAAAATATCAAGATTATTTTCTAATTTAATTTGATAATTCCAATAATTTTGGTACTATGCACAAAAACACATGGTATTTTTTGTTGCGATTTTTCCAATTAAATTAGAAAAAATCTATTGACATTCTAATTTTATTGGACTATAATATAGTTAATCCAATAAAATTGGAATTAAAAAAGGAGGAATGGTTATGAATAAGCCAACAATCGTTGCAGTTAATGTAAAGAAGTTGCTTAAGGCCAAGCAGATGTCACAGAAAGAATTTGCCACAGTAACAGGTTATGACTATAAGAAGCTCAACAATAAGCTCAATGGCTATGAGAGCATATATCCAGAAGATATCGTATTCTTCTATAGTGCACTTGGCTGTGATGTGAACAAGCTTTTTGAACCGGTCGAAGAAACTGCATAATAACGTTTTGTTGACTTCAACAAAATGATAAAAAGGGGTGATACCAATGCCAAAATCAACAGACCATGAGTTCAATGAGATAGTATATGACAGTGTTCTTCCTGAGATTGCAAGAGCTTTCTGCTCTTTAAAAAAAGAAGTCTCAGGAAATAAACTCGTGAATGAGCTATCTCCTGAGGAAAATGAGATTATAAAAATCAAAAGCAAAATGTTGAACAAAGTCATAACAGACTTTATTCAGAAACAGCTATGATCAAGGCGTGAACTGATTCACAACATATATTTCAGCAAGTTTCTTGACCAATTCAAAAGTCATTGCTTTGGCTTTTGTCTTAACAGTGTTCCACAGCTTAGAATCTCGAATGCTGTCGAGATACTGATGACCCTCATACGTGATACTGCTGTAGACGATAGTCATAATCTTGCTGTCTGTCCCTACTGGTTTTGCTTCGATATACTTGGCTTCCCAGAGCTTCGTTGAGGCATACGCAATATCGGCTCGTGAGAAGTCTGGCATTTTCTCACAGACCTGCTTAAGATTTAAGCTTGGGTATGACAAGCTATCGTCCATGACTAGGTTTTCTTCAAGAGTTAGCAAAAGTTCACGAACACAATCATAGTTTAGTTTCATAGTTATCCCCCCTTTCTGATATATTTCAAATTTATTATATCATACAGGGTGGGAGCATTCAAGTTAAAAAAGGAGAATAAAAGTGACAAACCATAAGATAAAAGACTATCATAAGAACCGCCTTGCATTTGAGGTCATAGTCAAGAACTATGAACTGCTCTGTTCCCTGCTGATAGTGCTGAATAAGGAGTATCCTAAGACGTTCTATCCCAAGAAATGTCGCCAATGGATAGATGATTTTGCAGACAACTGCAAAATTGCCAACGAGTGGGACAAGGACGGTGTATATGCCTATAAAATGCAGCGGGCGTGCGAGAATAGCGGCATAGATCTGAACATGGTAGTAACGTTCGTTGAACGGAATTGCAAAGAGTTTAATCTCCAGAACAGGGCTATTCTGGCGGACAACATCAAGCTGGCGCTGGTGCAGACCGCCACAGAGTATGGCGTGGGCGGCAAGCGTATGAAAGCCATTCAGAACGCCATGTTGGAAACTTTCATTGACAATCCTAGGGAGCAGGTCAAGACGCTGGGTATAGATGATTACATCGAAGAATGCACAGTGGGTCAGGTCGATATCCGCAAGTTCAGAGTCAAAGACAAGGTCAGGACTACCCTGCAGGAGCAGAAAGAAGCCTTAGCAGGTTTGGAAGCGTTCCGGCGCTGGTCAGCTGAGAATGTAAAAAAAGAGGGGCAGTAAAGTGAAAGAAACGATTGATATTCCCGTAAGCGTTACATATCGCATAGAGGACGGCAAGATCATAGAAACCCGCCGCAAGGTCAAGAAGATACCGGCTGACGTTATCGCAAGCATTCTTTACCGCCATTTCAAGCAGAAAGAGAGGAATAAGAAGTGCTGCACATCATGAAGATAGACGCCATTATCGGCGAAAGAACAAACGCTGAGATAGAAAGAGCCATTGGTAAGGCTCAGCTTGTCGGTGACAAGCTATGGCATGGAGATCTGAGCAAAGAAGACCTCCTGAGCTACTACGTGGCGCAGACCATAGAGAAGCATTTGGTGGCTGATATCGAGAAGCGTATCAAAGAGTTGGAGGGTGATGGAGATGTACGCAAAGAGTGATACCCGCAGTTCACTGATATCGCAAGCCGTCATCAGAATAGCAACGGATATGGGGATTGAAAGCTATGTCCGAGAGATACGCCACGGCTATTCTATATGTGCCGGCGAATTCATCATCGTTGACATGGCGGACAATACCAGCGTTAAGATGATAATATCAGATTATGATGGTTATTATCAACAAATCAAAAGAAACATGAGAAAATGGAGGAAAAATTATGACAAGAAAAGACGTAGTCCTTGCAATCAGTGAAGATGTCAAGGCGGTTGATTACCTGGCAATGAGGGAGCAGAGAGACAAGCATAACAAGCTCGTTACCCGCCGAAAGCGAGAAGATCGCAGAGAGTGCTTCGCAATGGCCTTGCTGACTATCTTTTTTGCATTCATGATAATAGTAGTAATGCTCGGTCTTGGGCAGGTATGGGAGATGATTTACTGATGTATGATTTCAACAACACTGTCAAGCTTAACCGCACAGGTGGTGAATATGTCATCACTGTGGACGGAAAGCCGTTGGAAACGTCACTCAGCGCAAATCAGCGCCGTAATCCTCTTATAGCTGTCAGCAGATATGCGTCAGCAATAGGCGAATACCTCAGAGGGAACGTCAAGAAGTATCTTGCTGAGAACGAGCTGAACGTAGTTACTGGTTGTAATGTCTGCATGGAGTGTACAGACTGCAAGTTCTATCACCTCAACAACGCTGAAAGCAACTGCCGCATGGGTGACAGTGATGAGTAAGATAATATACGTCGATAATACTATTTATCGAAAAGAGTCTAAGCAGTTTCCTAACGTCAAGTATCGTTTCAACCTTGCCAATGTCGTGATACATAGTATGTATACCATGTATCTTAAGAGCCGTGGCATACCGAAGATCATAGGGCTTACGGACAAGCAGCGTTTTGATTTTGAAAAACGAATTCAATCTCTTATCGACAATGGGTCTATCGTAGTGACAGAAGTCGAAGCAGGAACGAAAGGAAAATGAAAAATGAGTACCATAGGAATAATGCTGTTATCCATAGCGACGCTTATCGTTGTGGATATCGTGATGTACATAGTACTTGGTGCCATTGAAAAGCACTGGAAAAAAAAGTTTAAGGAGGATAAAGATGACGAGAGATGAAATAATTCTTGCAGCAAAATGCTGTATAGCAGACAACTGTGGAGCTTGTCCGTTTATAAATAGAGGTAAATGCATTACTGATTTTATGAAGAATGTTCTTGAATGCATAAAAAGTGAGCCTGCACCTGCGGCAACAGGCACAAGCTCGGAGGTATCAAAAGATACCAATTCAACACACCTTGATGATAGCACACTGCTTGACATTTGTCAAGCATACGATACCGTAGACGAAGCCTGCGCAAATATGCTCACTATATACGAAGGAATGTCAGAATGTGAGCAGAGAGCCTTTGACATCGGTGAAATATATGGAAAGATATTTGGCACGAGAAGTAAGTTAGAAGGACTGATCGGAGCAAGCGGAAGAGAGGGAGAGTAAATGCCGATTATAACAGACGTTGACCTGCTATGCTATAATGCTGAACTTGCAGGCGCCAGAAAGCGGCTTGATTACAAATCGCCCCCGCCAAGGCATAACGCAGGCCCATGTATTTTCTATAATAGCATAAGACAAGAATGTATGGCGCTGGTCGAAAAGCCAACGCAAGAGACTTGCACACGCTGCAAGTTCTTCAAAACCAGAACGGAGGATTATAATGCAGATGAATTCAAATAATCAGAAACCAATATTTGATTGGAGAAAATTTAAGTATGAGAGCATAGCTGTTCACGTCAAGACTCAGGAAGAATACGATAACTTTATGAAAGAATGCAAGGCGCAGGGGTTTGCATGGTGCACTGGCAAAGAAGCTGATATGCCCAATCTTTGGCCAGACTGCGCATATGATATGTGCATAATATATGACAATAGTGGGCTTGTAAAAAAGGGACTGCATTATCAAAGACTTGGCTTCTGGAAGGACACGGGATATAGAATAGAAGAATTCGCAGATTTCTATTTTCCAAAAGATTACCAGCCGCTTAATTCAAACAGCAATCTTATCCCAGAAGAACAGATAGAATTCTTGGAAAAACCAACAACGCATACCTTGAAGCTGGAAGAATGCTTCTGTGAAGCAGTTGTCACAGGTAAAAAGTGTTTTGAAATTCGTAAAAATGACAGAGGCTTTCAGCCTGGAGACACGATTGAATTCCTTCCAGTAAATAACGGACATCCTGCTATTCATGTGATATCAAACCGCAGATATAGGATAACATATGTCCTAAGTGGTTGGGGGTTGAAGAATGGATATGTTGCATTCGGAATAGAGGAGGTAAAGAGATATGACTAGCTACAGAGAGCAGGCGTTGAAGAAACTCACAAACGAACGAGAGGGCGTTAAGCTTAGCGGTGGAGCATCGGCGAACACAGTGCTGAGCACTATCATTCAGCCTGTCATAGACGCACTTGAAAGCTTCGTCAAGCAGGACGAGGAGTTCGCACAGGCGGTCGCTCAGGGTGGCACACTTCAGAAGTGTTTTGAAGCCGTCTACAAAGCTATTAAGGATAGCAACTTCGCACTATCAGACTTCAAGACTTATGAGACCGCCGCAGGTTTCTTCTTCCCTGGCTGTAAGATACGTTATCACATGGATATAGACCTCTGCGGTAGTGTCAACAAGGAAGCGCCTGAGCAGAAACGCAAGTCGATCACAGTTTCTTTTGATGACCTTTTCTGAGAGGTGATTGAAAGTGTGGATAAACAATAACAAAGAGCAGTCGCTAGTATATAAGCCTATATTCACAGACTGTCTCACCCATGCCCAGAAAGAAGACGTTGAGGGCTTCCCTCCCCTCAACGTTGACGATTGTGCCGAGATCAATCGTCACTTTACGCCCTATATCTTCTACCGCAGGACTAGCCAAGGACGCTATACCTGTTTCTGTACGTCCTGCAATCACGAATTCAAAGTTAATAATACTGATTATGGCGATATATACCACGCTGATGATAATGTCGTCAAACATAACCACATGGGGACTTGCCCATGTTGCGGTGTGAAAGCCGAATATAAAGCGGCAGGATATAAGCAAGTTCAATTAAATGAAGTAGTTGATTTCGTAATATATAAAGCCGTTGAAGAAGTGGTATATATATATGCGGCGACGATTCATAAAGACTATAACGAATACGGAACGGAGGACTTCGACAGGAGTCCCAATCTTTGGGTCGATTTTCAAAAGCTTTACGTCCTGCGAAAAGGCAGTGCTGAGGTTTATCATTCGCATGCCTCATTTCGTCCAAACGGCTGGTGTTATATGATAGAGCCTATGAAGAGGAAAATGTGCAGTACATTCAATAACGGATTCGCTGATCACAGACAAGTATACCTATATAAGAATATAATTAAGGATACATTCTTAAAGTATTCAGGCTTTGATTGCTACTGCTGTCGCCACTACATAAGAGAGTATGACCAAGAACGTTACTATACCGCATATGCTATGTATCCGATACTTGAAATGGCAGTTAAAATGAACTGTGACACCATGGTGCAGGATCTGCTTTGGCGTAACAAGAAAAATTATAAGATATTGAACTGGAATGCAACATCGCCGAAAAAATTTTTTAAGCATTTAACGCTGAATGAAGTGAAAGCTTTTCTTGAAAATCACACGCCAGCAAGAGTTATAGAGGTGTATCAGGACTTCAAGCGCAAAGGTAAGAAGAAAGACATTTTCTACTGCCGAATGTACAGCTATATTACTGATTACTGTACCAGCATTGAAAAGGCAGGCGTTGATCCAGAGCAGGTGCTCGAATACCTCAAGCGCATCATGAAACACGCTTCAGAGGAAGATCGTTGCCAAGATGATCACGCTGAATTAAGTCGTCTTGTGCGACTGTATGATGACTATGCTAACATAGGGCTGAAAATCGGATATGATTTTTCATTAAAAAACATAGCATTTCCGAGAGACCTGAATGAAGCACATGATAACGCAGTTGAGAACTTCAACTTCATGGAAGAAGAACGCAAGAGAAAAGAAGCCGCCGAGCTTGAGGAAGCCTATAAGCCCAGATACAAGAAGCTTTGCAAGAAGTATAAGGGTTATAGCTATCCAGGTATTCAACTGGTCGTGCCAAAGAATGCCGAAAGCATTATCAAAGAGGGAAAGGACTTGCGAATATGCGTCGGCGGCTATGCTTCAAGACATTGCAACGGCGTCACGACAATTCTATTCATCAGAAAGCCGTCCGACCTTGGTAAGTCATGGTTTACGATTGAAATAGACAATGCTGACCATATCGTGCAATGCCACGGATTTAAGAATGAACAAGCCAAAGACCCCTTAACGGGCAAGAAGCTTGAAAAGCCTGAAATAATCAAGGCGTTTGAAGTCAACTTCCAAGAGTGGCTGAATAGTCAGAAGAAGCAGAATAAAAGGAGAAAAGCAAGCTAGGAGGAATTACAATGAATGAGATCAAACTAAGACCCGGTAAGGAGTTCGTATATAATGGTATACGTTTTATATGCCTCGACATTATCGACGGCAATTATTTAGCAATAGCGGCTGAGTGTTGGTGTGAAAAGCGTTTTAACGAGGAGTACAAGGACGGCTGCAACAACTGGGAGAAATCCACTCTCCGCCGCTTTCTTAACGAAGATGTGCTAGAGAAACATTTTAACACGGAGCATCTTATAAAGCAAACGTCTGACCTTGTCGCCGATAACGGTGATAAAGCTTACGGAACGTGTGAAGATTATATAACTCTGCTCACTTGCGACCAGTACCGCAAGTATAGAGATTATGTGCCGTTGTTTGAAGAATGTATGTGGACGCTCACTCCTTGGAGGTGCGACCCTGGCGACGCTAGCCTCGTGCGTAACGTCGACCCGACAGGAGCTATCTACAACTACGGTGCGGACTACAGTTTCGGGCTCGCTCCGGTTTGTCTATTTAATTCTAATAATCTCACATTGCGCCAACAGGCGCAGCTTATATCCGCTGAATAACTAACCAGAATAGGAGGAAACGCAATGGAAAACACAGAAATTACAGTATCTATGAAAACGGCTATGGCAGAACATCAGCACATATGTGAATGCTACAGAACAGCCGCAACGGCTATCGTAGAAATGGGCAGGTCACTAAAGAACATCAGAGATTACAAGCTCTACATAGCACTTGGCTATGAGTCTTTCAAGAACTATCTTGAAAGCAATGGCGATTACACGTTCAAAGAACGTCAGGCGTACACCTATATCAAGCTATATGAGGATAACAGCACAAAGTTCCTTGAAGAACACGCAAGTATAGGTGTCACCAAGCTTGAACTTCTCTCCAAGCTCCCTGAGTATGAGCGTGAGGAATTCGCTGACACACATGACCTCGGCGGTATGACCGTTGAGGAGGTGAAAAAGCTGATAAAAGAAAAGCAGGCGTTAGGAGAACAGTTGACATTCCTCGAAGAAGAAAGGAAGGAACAGACAGAAAGTGCCGAATCCCTCAGAGCTGAGCTTGAAGAACTGAGAGAAAAGCTTAAGCAGGCCGAGGACAAGCCTATCGAGGTAGTTAAGAGAGACCTCGACGAAGAAGAGATTGACAAGATAAGGCTGTCTATCCGTCAGGAACTTCACGCTGAGCATATGAAAGAGCTGAATTCGCTGAAGAAGTCAAGCCGTGAAGCCGTGAAGGCGGCAGAAGCTGAAAAAAATAATGCCCTTAAGAAAGCACAGACAGAGCGTGACAATGCAGTTAAGGAAGCCGTCGCTAAGTATGAAACCGCCCTCAGTAAAGCTAAGGCTGAGGCAGAAGAAGCGGACCATGCCAAGGCAGAGTTGGAAAAGAAATTGAAGTCAGGCAATGCAGACGAAGCAAGGGTTGCACTGAAGATCATCTTTGAAAACGTTCAGAAAGGGCTTACGGAATTCATTGAAAAAATCAATGATATTGAAGACCCACAGACCAAGGAAAAGTTCATTACTGTCACAAGCCAGTGGCTCAGACAGGCGGCTGATGACCTTGAGGGGTAATGTTTGGAAAGCGGGACATAGATGACAACAGAAATAATCAACAATCTGTTCGGCATAAAAGAAAGTTTTGAACTTCCGCAGGCACTTCTTGCGAAACTTCTTGACAAAGTTGAAAAAGACAAGCTATGTAAGGAATTTGTCAAGCAAGGTTTCAACGGCAATAACGATTGCCTGCGTGACTATTTTCAAGAGAATAACGCAAACCGCAATAATCTAAAGCAGGATTATACGCCCGATTGTCTGTGCAAGTTGATTTCTAATCTTGCGCCAAAGTCAGAAAAGATAATTGATATATGTGCAGGAACTGGCGCACTGTCGGTTGGTATGGATAGGGATAGCGTCTTTCAATGCGAAGAATTATCGCAAATGAGTATCCCTGTGCTACTTCTCAATCTTGCGTTGAGAAATAAGAATGCTGTGGTTCTGCAAAAAAACGTCCTACTCAACGAAGTGCAGAAAGTCTATAAGCTGAGCAAATCGGACGAGTTCAGCGACATAGAAGTTGTTGATACGTATGAGGAGAATGCAACGGACGTTGTCATATCAAACCCACCTTATTCACTGAAATGGGAGCCAAAGTCAGACCCACGCTTTGAAGGCTATGACCTTGCACCTGCTAAGGCTAGTGACTATGCGTTTGTACTTGACGGCTTGTCGAGGCTGTCGGACGTGGGCAAGGCATTCTATATTTTGCCTACAGGCGTTCTCTTTAGAGGTAATGCAGAGGGCAGGATCCGCAAGCAACTCATAGAAAATAATTTGATAGACGCAGTTATCTCATTGCCTGAAAATTTGTTTTTGAATACCTGCATACCTGTCAATGTTATCGTCTTCAGCAAGAACAAGCAAACGAGAGACATTTTGTTTATCAGTGCCGAAAAGCTTTTTGAAAAGCACGGCAAGCAGAACGTCATGACGGACGAGCACATTCAGAAAATAGCCGATGCATATCACAGCCGCAGTGTTGTTGAAAAATTCTCAAACGTGGCAAGCTATGAGGAAATTGCTAAGAATGACTACAATTTGAACATTCCACGCTATGTTGACACGTTTGAAAAGGAAGAACTTCCGTCTTTGAAAGACCTCTGCAAAGAGCTGATACAAAGCGAACTTGAAGTGCGTAAGGCAACGAATGACCTTATGGCAACGCTGAAAGACCTCTGCGGTGATGATGAATATAATCAGGTCAAGGACGATTTTTTGAAATTCTTCACTGAGCAAGACATTGTCGGTGAAACCATGGCAACATGGCTTGAAATGAAAAATCTTGAAAACCGCACGGACTACATTCTTTCCCATGCCAAGAAGGAACGCAAACCACTGCTTGACATTGTGACATTTGAACGTGTGAAAAAAGGCAAAGTGTACGAAGCTGGCACTGTCTATATTCAGCTATCCGCTACGGACGGAAAAGTAAGATATCTTTGCGAGAACTCAGAGCTGGAAACCAAGTACGGCGTATTTCAACCCAAAGACAAGAGCATGGGAACGAGATATCTTTTCTATATCTTGGAATATGAAATGGAAGCGTTTTTGGCACGATATCAGAGCGGAATGAATATTAATCCTGAGATTTTCAAATTCATGCAAGTTACGTACTATCCCGAAGTGAAGTATCAGCAAGAAATAGCTATGACGCTTGACGGCATTCAGGCAAGGTATGATGAGGTTTATCAAGAAAAAGAGTCATGGCAATGTTTCAAGAAATATCATTTGGAGGGAATGTTCCCGTAACAAGAGCACAAAAGTTTGAGGAGGAATAAGCAATGATGAAAATAAAACCTGAATACATTTTTCCGCTGCTGCTTATCCTGTTGGACGTGGGAGCGGCTATCATATATGCTATACAAAAGGATTATAAGAAAGCCGTACTGAATGTGACAGTAACATTTTAGGAGGAATAACTATGTCAGTTGAAAATCCAATAGCTATAGCGCAGAAAATCTTGTCGGAAATAACCGCAGGCAGAGACAAAAATAGAAAGAGCTTGAAAAAAGCTCTTTCTACGCTCAAAGTTGGAGATCAGATTGCAACAGGCGAAGAAATATGGAGTGTTATTGGTATAGAAACAATTGAATCTAAATCTTTTAAAATTCCAAGAACATTGAAAGTTAAGTGTTCATCATCACAGCGGAGCAAATGCTTGATTTTCTACATACCAAAGGGTGGTGTTATGTAATGAAAAATTCAAACACACCAACAGAACACATAGAGCAGGCATTGCTTTTCAAGTGGGCAACGTTCAGCTCAGGCAAGTATCCAGAACTAGAGTATATGTTCGCTATACCGAACGGCGGCTATCGCCACTATAGAACTGCCGCAGATCTTAAGTCTGAGGGCGTAAAGTCAGGTGTGCCTGACATAATGCTTCCGGTGGCACGTGGCGGTTACTACGGCCTTTTTATAGAAATGAAACGCACATCAGGTGGACGAGTATCGGAATCTCAACAGAAGTTTCTGAAAACGCTTAATGACAACGGCTATCTTGCGGTTGTCTGCAAAGGATTTGAGCAGGCGCAGGAAGCAATCTTGAAGTACCTTAATAAAGGAGTGAGAAAATGAAAATATCTAAGCTGAAAAAAATATGCAGTAAAGCGGCTAAGACCATATCCTACTTCTATAATGAAAATGATAATTCATTATGGATCGGCTCAGGCAGTGCAATATATCCGCTTTACGGCATGCCGAACATGAATACCAGTGAGCAGTTACTCACGCTTTTTGACATTAATGAAAGTGACCGTGAGAATTGGAGATGTAAGCAGCTGCCGCCTGCTATTGAGAGCAGCATTGTTATGAACATCGCTTCATGCACAACAGGCAAGATGATAGATCGTCGTTCAACATTCGTTGCCATGCTAAGCGAATATCAGATATTCTCAGGCACAGAAAAAGTGCATATATGCCCGAAAGCATTCCTTGAAGTAATAGATGATTATGAAATTCTTACATACTATTCCATTGATGATATGATAATCGTCAAAGCAGGCTTGCTCACGCTCGGTGTATTGTGTGAAACCCATGGCGTTGTAACACAAGAACTTCTTAATGACATTAATTCCATGCACGATATGTTACAAGAAGTATTCAACAGGGAGTGCGAAGAAAAAGACAAGAGCAGAAATTATGAGCAATTGGCAATGACAGAGTGAAGCCCTATATATTATATATAGTATAGAACAAGTGTTCAGCCCGTGTATAAGCACGGGTATGAGGGCTTGTAATGGGTCTTAATAACTCGGACAGTGGGAGGAAATGACAATGAGCCTTATGAGATACAGAGAGCAAAAGTATATTTATGGAAACTACATGGAAGTGAATATGTATCCTGTCTATACCTGCCCACGTTCTTCTAGTCGAAAGAAGAAAAGAAAGCCGACAAGCAAGGTGCAGGAGAGATTGAATCAGATCAATGCTGAAAGAGCTCTGGCAAGACTTATCCCTGCAAACTTCACCGACAAAGACTATAAGTTCGAGCTGACCTATGCACCGCAGAATAATCCTGCTGACCTTGAGCGTGCCAAGAAAGACTTTGCTAATTTTGTCAAGCGTGTGAATAGAGCAAGAGTCAAGAGAGGCTTGCCGAGAATGAAATATATTTATTCCATTGAGCAAGGCTCTAAGTCTGGACGTATTCACTTTCACGTTATCATGACTGGTGGTCTGACTATCAACGAGATAGCATCCATATGGGGCAAGGGCTATGTTGACAAGGTCCTGCCATTGATGTTTGACCAGACAGGCTGTGCAGGAATTGCAAAATATTTCTGCAAGCAGAAGATTTCAGAACATAACAACGGCAAGCACGCCAAGCGTTATGTTGCGTCAACTAACTGCATTAAACCGCAACCGCAGAATAACGATTATCGTTTAACGAAACGTGCGGTGCAGAGCATGGCATATAACTGTGATAACTCGGCGCTGTTCGAGAATATGTATCAAGATTATTACTATGCTGATTGCCGTCCATTCTGGAACGAGAATAACGGCACGTTCTACATATCGCTATTCATGTACCGCCGAACGGCGAAGCTGAACATATAGGGGGTGAGATGATGAGTCTTAAGGGAGCTGAGCTCAGCGTGATATGTGATGATTGCCATAAGGCATTCATAGTCTGCGTTCGCAAAAAGAGATTTCAAAGCATAGAGGGGGACGTATGGTGCTATAACTGTCCTCACTGTGGTAAGTTATACGTTGCATATATCGACGATAGCCTGACACGTCATGCCCATGCGCTTCAAAAAAACGGTGTTGTGTTGAAAGATATCCTGACGAAAATATCGAGAGAATTATCGGCAAGGCAGGGAAAGGAGAACGATTAATGGACTCATACAGGCAGGGATATATCAAAGCATTAATCGACGTGAAGAACTATGTCGATAGCCATTCGTGCGTGATGAAGCAATGGAAGATTTATAATTCAAAGAAATTATCTATGCTTCTGCAAGCATTCATTGACAATGCTGATGAAATGATTGCAATGGGTGATATGATAGAGTTGACATTGACGTTTGATCAGAAAAGCATTAAGAAGTCCAAGGAGAATTATCATGACTAAGAAGCGATTGCTGTCATATCGACAGCTTAAGGCTGAGCTGAAGTGGGTAAGCACAGATAGTGACGATTATCGCAGACTCAAAGCAGAGATAGCAGAGATTGAAGCATATGTGTCTAGCATTGATGATGCATTCATCAGGATTATTTTCCGCCTGCGCTATCTTGTCCCACGCAAGGACGGAGCTTGGCAGCCACCGTCATGGGCGTGGATAGCCAGGCAAGCCAATGCTTCAGAGGACTACTGCAAAGGCAGGCATTGCAAGTTTTGCAAAAAAAACACGTTGTAACACGCACGAACACACTCTGCATGCTATGATGATAATGCGGGGTTGTTGTTATAGTTTTTCCATAGTTTTATGCCGGTGCAAGGGCCACGTTGTATGACGTGGTCCTTGTGCTATATATGCGAGGTGATAACGTGTATAGTACGAGTCAGATCAGAGAGCTAATCAAGGACGGACGAGTTGACAAGTTCTACAACGACCGCTACTGGAGAAAGTTCAGTAAGAGCGTTATCGCAGAGCAGCACAATGAGTGTCAGATATGCAAGTGCAAAGGCAAGGTGACGAGAGCAAATATTCTTCATCACGTCAAGCATCTTAAGCAATTTCCGCAGCTTGCATACAGTCGGTATTACTATGACGATAATGGCGAACGGCATAGACAGCTGATAGCACTGTGTCATGACTGTCATGAAGCACAGCACCCAGAACGGCGCTGGCAAGAACGTGCAGATAAGTTCGTCAATGAGGAGCGGTGGTGAGCGCCTTGCGGCGATACCCCCCGGGGTCAAGGGTCGAAAAATTTTTTCGGCCTTGTACGACGGGAGGCACAAAAGACAAATCCGCCCTCGCACGCACGTGAGAGAATTTTTTCAAGAAAATCAAATGTAAGGAGTTGGCAAAAGTGAAAAAGCCTAGTCTATCAGAGATCGAAAATTCGTTGACAGAACAGCTTGTCCAGATGGGAGCTTCTGTCGATTTCTACAAGTCGCTTGTCGCAGATTATATGTTCTACGAGAAGCAGGAACGAAAAATGCAGGCTGATATTCGCAAGAGAGGACTGACCTATATGGCGGTTTCTGCGGTAGGGAAAGAGTATGAAAAAGACAATCCCTCCGTAAAGCAGGCGTATATGTACAATAAGCAGAAACTTCAAATTTTGAAAGACTTGGGTTTGTCAACTGACAAGGTCAAGAACCTTGACGATGACGAAGAGCTGTAAGGGGCAAGAAGCTCTTGACCTCACGTATCTCGCTGACTATATCAGCCTAGTCGAGGAGCATAAGTATCCGTATTGTGTTGAGCAGTATCAGCTTATTGACTACGTCAAGCGCATGTTCTTGTCAGAAGATATCTACATTGATGCTGAACAAGCTGATAAGTATTTCAGCTATGAAAAATATTTCCCTTTTGGCCTTTTTCCTTGGGAAAAATTCGTATTTGTACTTCACAACTGCACATATACCGCAAGCGGTTCCTTACGTTGGCCGGTGCTATTTTTGTATGTTGGGCGAGGAACAGGAAAAAACGGATACTTAGGATTTGAAGACTTTTGCTTGCTCACACCTACCAATGGCATCAAGCATTACAACATTGATATTTTTGCAACAACAGAAGATCAAGCAGAGACCACATTCAAAGACGTATATAACGTTCTGGAAGACAATCGTGACAAAATGCAGCGGTTCTTTTACTGGAACAAAGAAGTGATAATAAATCTAAAAACGAAGTCTGAATTGAAATTCCGAACATCAAGCCCGAGGTCAGCCGACGGCGCACGTCCGGGAAAGGTAGATCATGACGAGGTACACGCCTATGAGAATAGCAAGCTCATTGATGTTGCTGTCGGTGGTCTCGGAAAAGTACCAAGACCCCGCCGCACTATCATGAGTACTGACGGCTTCGTTCGAGAAGGACCTCTCGATAAAGAGAAAGCCAAAGGCATAAGAATTCTTAACGGCGAGATTGAAGACAATGGTATGCTTCCGTTCATAGCCCGGGTGGATAGTCCCGAAGAAGTCGAAATGCCTGAAATGTGGTATAAGGCAAACCCCTCACTGCAGTACCTTCCTGATCTTCTCCAAGAGATGAAGACGGAATTTCAAAACTATCTGGACGATAAGATAAGCAATATCAGTTTTGCAGTTAAACGCATGAACTGTTTGCCACAGCAGACTGAGGGCGGTATAACCGCATTTGATAATATCCTGGCAACTAATCAGGATATCACGCCGTATCTGCCGAAGCTTCAAGGCAGACAATGCACAGCAGGCTTTGACTATATGAAGACAGATGACTTCCTTTCAGCAGGCTTGCTCTTTGACGTAGACGGAACTGATGTGTGGCTAACACATACTTGGGTGTGCAAGGCTTCTGCAGATCTGTCAAGAATTAAGGCGCCACTGCAAGAGTGGGAGGCGGCGGGGCTACTGTCATTCGTTGACGGTCCAGAGATTCCGCCTGAGATACCCGTTATATGGGTGGCACAGAAAGCGGCGGAGCTTAACGCCAATGTCACAATGACTGGCATAGATAACTACCGCTATACGCTGCTTAGGAGGGCACTCAAAGAAAATCTCTACGCTTCTGATGAAAAAGGTTACGGAAATATCATGCTTGTTCGTCCGTCGAATGAAATGATGATAATGCCTGTAATCACAAGTCAGCTGGTGAATCATAAGCTTGCAGTTGGAGACAATCCCCTTTTCCGCTGGGCTATGAATAACACCAAGGTCTGCACTTCGTCCGCAGGCAATATGACGTATGGAAAAATAGAGCCTAAGTCCAGAAAGACAGACCCTTTCAAGGCATATGTTGCTGCGAAAGCAGCGCAGAATAAAATTGCTGAGCAAATATCAAGTATGCCTATGGATATGAATATTATGGACGTATTCACATACTAGCAAAAACAGAGAGGAGGTAACGCAATGGGGCTGAGATCACTGTTATCACGCATAATGAATGCTAAGAGTGATGAAGTGATAAGTGTCCGGTCGGTTGGGTATAATGACGAAACGAGAATTGCCGTTCAAGCATACGCAGTTCAAGTTGTTGTTGAAATCCTTGCGGCACTGGTTTCAAAGTGCGAGATAAAAACCTATCGTGACGGCAAGTCATTCCGTGGCGAAGAATGGTATTTGTTCAATATCAAACCTAATGTCAATCAGACCGCCGTGCAATTCAAGAACGAGCTTGTCCGCAAGACCCTCGTGCGTGGTGAAAGCCTTGTTGTCAGCGCTGGTCAGCAGATAATCTGTGCCGACTCTTGGAGTACGCAAGAGTATGCGCTATATCCTAACCGTTTCTCTCAGGTGGCACGAGGCGCATTTACGTTTCAAAAAACATTCGATATGGGAGATGTCCTATATCTCACATATTCCAATGGTGGCGTTAGACAGATACTTACGGAAATGTTAGAAGAACATAATCGTTTCTTGGAAACGGCTTCAAACGCCTATGTTAAGAGCGGTGGTCAAAAAGGCATTCTCGAAATATCACCAATGGCACAGGGGCAGAACGATTTTGAAAAGAAATTCGATACTCTTATGAATAATTATTTCAAAACCTATTTTGACGCTAAGAACGCCGTTCTTCCGCTATGGGGTGGCATTAAATATACACCTCAAACAGCAGGTGAAACCAAGAGAACAGTGTCAGAAGCAACCGACTACATTTCTATGCTAAATGACGCATTGGAAAAAGCGGCGATTGCTTTCAACGTTTCACCGGCTATCGTAAAGGGAAATGTCGAGAACATCAGTGAAGCGTTATCAATGACATTGACATCTGCCGTTGATCCTTTCGCCAAGATGTTATCAGACGAGATAACGGCAAAGCGTTATACCAAAGAGCAAGTCCTGCGTGGGTGCTATGCCAAAGTCTGTACCAATAACCTTAAGCACCTTGACGTGCTTGAAATGGCAAATGCAGTTGACAAGCTTATCGCAAGTGGCTTCTACTCAACGAATGAGTTGAGGGAGAAGACAGGTGAGGAAAGAATTCCAGAAGCCTGGGCCGATAAGCACACAAGAACTAAGAACTACGAGACAATCGAAGGAGGTGGAAACAGCAATGAATAGCATTTTTAATCATTTTGAATTCAAAATGGAAGCGGATAAGCCCAAAGAGCTTAACCTATATCTATATTCACAAGTCTGTGGAGGGCTTGCCATTGATTGGGAAAAGGGGAAAGTTGAGGAGAGCAAGACAGGCGCTAAGTATTTCGCCGCCAAGCTTGATGAGTACAAAGATTGTGAACATATCAACCTGTACATCAATTCTCTTGGAGGTCAGATCAAAGAGGGCGTTGCTATTGGAAATATCCTTAAGCGCCATAAAGCCAAAGTTACTTGCTATGTAGACGGCTGGGCATGCTCTATCGCAAGCGTTATCGCTATGGCAGCAGACGAGATCATCATGTATAGCAACAGTATGATGATGATACATCAGGCGTCCTGCTACTGTGAGGGCAATGCTGACGATATGAGAACGGCGGCGGCTGAGCTTGACAAGATGACCGATACCGCTATCACTACATATGCAGAGCGTTGCAACGGCAAGTGTAGCCGTGAGGAAATAAGCGATATGGTAAAGGTGGGTACTTGGCTGACAGCGGCAGAATGTCTTGAGAAAGGCTTCTGCGATAGCATATCAACCGCAGAGCAGCCCGTTGATATGGCTACAATGCTTAGTGATACAAAGCAGTACACTATGTCAAGCGCCCTCGACAGGGAGAATGTAGACAAGCTCATTGAGCTTTATAAGGAGTCCACCGCACAGCAGGCTTTGCCAGCAAAAAAAACCGAGGAAGAAAAAACAAATGCCGCTATGTCGGCTTTTGAAAAGTTCATGAAAATGGAGGTAAAAAAGAATGATTAATCTTGACGCAATCAAAGAGCAGAAAGCAGATATCCTTGCTTCACTGTCAGCCGCTATCAGAGATAGTGATGACAAGGGCATGGAAGCCGCCCTTGATAAGTATGGCAATCTAATTTCAGATGTCATAATGGAGCAGGTGGAGAGCACCGCTGAGTCTGTCGATAGCCAGATACTCAGCACCAGAGGTGTGAGAATGCTGACCAGTGAAGAAAGAGACTACTATAACGCCGTCATTGAGGCGGGCAAGTCCTCTGACCCCAAGATGGCATTGGCAAACGTTGATAAGACAATGCCAATCACTATAATCGAGTCAGTTCTTGGTGAGATCCCACAGCAGCACCCTCTGCTCAACTTCATCAATTTCCAGGATACCACAGGTATTACAAAGATGTTGGTCAATGATCAGGGCGTTCAGACCGCTAAGTGGGGAGATCTTAACACAGCTATCGACAAGGAACTCTCAGGTGCATTCAAGACCTTTGACGTTGCGCTGAAGAAGCTCACAGCATGGATTCCAGTGTCTAACGATATGCTTGACCTTGGTGCCTCATGGCTGGATAGATATGTCCGTGAGATACTGGCAGAAGCCCTTTGGGTCGGCATGGAAACCGGTGTCGTGTCAGGCGACGGTCTTAACTGCCCTATCGGAATGTGCAAGGACGTATCTAGTAGTGCATCAGTAGTCGGTGGCAAGTATCCTGACCAGAAGACAGTTGCACTCAATGAACTCTCCCCTGAAGCTATTGGTGCTATTGCCGCCCAGCTCACGAAGACCGAAGCGGGTAATAACCGTCCACTCGACAACCTCATCTTTGTGGTCAATCCAAAGACATATCTGACAAAGGTAATGCCTGCGACAACGAACTTCGTTCAGGGAAAATGGGTTAACGATGTTATGCCTATTCCATGCACTATTATCCAGTCATGCGCCGTTCCTGATGACAGAGCTATCTTCGGTCTTGGCAAGCGTTACTTCATGGGTCTTGGCATGGCTAAGGGCGGTAAGCTGGAGTTTGATGACTCATTCAAGTTCCTTGATGACGCAAGGACATATAAGATTAAGACATACGGCAACGGCAAGCCACTCGACAGCAATGCTTTCAGGTATCTGGATATCTCAAAGCTTAAGAGATTTATCCCGACAGTATACACTGTCACACCGTCAGAAACATAAGGAGTTGATATAAATGCAGCAGGCATTATTCGAGGAAGTTAAAAATCAGCTGAACATAACTTGGTCAGACGAAGCTACTGACAGAAAGATAAACAGCATTATAGCACGTGCTATAGGAGTACTTAACGGATATGCAGGTCAGGTGCTGGATATCAACGTTGACGAAAATATCAACGGCGACGCCCAGCTTCTGATCGACTGCTGCAGATATATATATAACGATTGCTTCGAGGACTTTGAAAAAAATTATCACTCTCAGCTCTTCGCTCTGAGAGCAAGATGTCAGATTGAGGAGATGTCAGGAGGAAGAGTATGATAAGCAAGCGGCAGACGTTCAATGACGGAATATGCACTATGGCAACTATCATCAATGCCAATAGCTTGAAAATCAAGCAAGCAGGCATAAGATATGACAATCGTACCGTCGGCTCAGAGCGTTTCTATAAAGCCGCTGAGTATCAGCACCGCTGTGATAAAGTGATAAGAATACCACTTATCGCCGAGCCGCAGGCGACTGACATTGTGATAATGAACGGCGACCAGTATAACGTCATTCAAGTTCAGATGATAAAGGACGCTAAGCCGCAGGCTTGGCAGTTATCAATAGAAAAGCGAAAAAAGAGGTTAGAAATCCATGTCAATGAGTCCTGATGAGATGGCTGAGGATTTACAGCACGCATTTCAGCAAGAAAGTCGCCGTGTTAATGAAGCCGCCAAGAGAGCCGTTAAGAAGACCGCAAAGGAAACCCGCAAGGTCGTCCAAGAACACTTCACGTTCAATAACCGCTCCGGCAAATATGCCAAGGCGCTTACAGTTAGCACCGAATACGAGGACTCTTTCGACATTCGGCAGATAGTGAATTTCAAGAAGAATAAGCAGTATCTTCTCACACACCTGCTGGAGTATGGCCATGCTATGAAGCGTGGTGGCAGAACGATTCCGTTTAAGGCGAAAGCTTATCCGCACATGATTTACGGGCAAGAGTATGCCGAAGAAAAATTACCGGAAAACATCAGAAAGGAGATTGAGAAGTCGAAATGACATTGACAGAACTTATATCACTTTCGGGCATTCCTGCGGACAGGATTGCTAAGATAGATTTTCCAGTGGAAACGGAATTGCCGTTCGCAACATGGATAAACAAGACACCTCAGACGATATCTGCAGACGGAAGAACTGTCGCAGTTATCCCACGGATTGCAGTTGAAATATACTGCGAGCCGGAAGATGAAGAAACACATATCCTATTTGAGAACGCCCTTATGGATAAGGGCATATGTTTCTCAGTCGCCGCAGGCTATCTGGGGCAGGATCAGCAAATGGATATGTGGGTATACGAATTCGATCGCAAGGAGGAATATTAATGAAAGGAACAGTGAAAGCCGTTGCCCATGCACTGATTACAGAGTCTACAGATGTCAGTGGTGCGACAACTATCACATATGGAGAACTTAAGTATCATAAGACAAAGCTTTCGGGCACCCGTCAGGTAAGCCTTGACCCGAAATCATCAAGCAAGGAGATATGGGCTGACGGCGTAGTAGCATTCGCAGGTCAGACTAATCAGGGTTACGAGGGAACTATCACCACACTTGACCTGTGTGATGATCTTGAGAAAGACTGGTACGGAAATGTCATCGAAGAGAAAAACGGCACACTGGTCGAAGTAGCAAGAACAGGAGAAGCGCCAAAGTTCGGCTTGATCGTACAGTATGAGTCAACATCAGAAGCCGAGGGATATACCGAGGTCTTCCCATATTGCTACACCACAGATCGTCCGAAGATTTTGGTTAAGACAGAGGAAGACAGCGGTATGGACTATGAGTATACAGAGCATAAGATTGCCTGCAAACCGTCACCGGCTGAGGTTACTGTCGACAACAAGAAAGGACACATTGCACGTTTCCGTATAAAGGGTAACACAGTACTCACAAAGTTTCCTGAGTACACCTACACCACGGGTGAATGACAATGAGCAATACAATAGTCCTGACTATAGACAGCAGGCAGATAGGCTTCAAGGCTACAGCAGGCCTTTTCTATCGATACAAGGAAGCATTCGGCACAGATTACCTTGAGGACGTTGTCAAGGTACATCAGTTCGGTAAGGGCGCCTTTGTTCAACAGGTCGAATACCGCACCCTATGGGTGCTTGCCAAGACTTATGATGATAGTATACCGCCTATTCAGACGTGGCTTGACAGCTTCGCCTATGGTGCATTTCCTGTTGATGATATCTATAATCAGGTTATGCCTATACTGCAGGCAAATATGAAAGTTGACAGAAAAAATCCATAAGCGGCAGTAAAAGCGGAGATGATCGGCCTCTCAAATCGGAGGAGGTCATCTCTCTTGTTATAAACAGGGGTCTTACTGTCGCTGATTTAGACCGCATGACGTATGGTATGGTAGTGAACTATGCCTGCGCCTATGACCGACAGCGATTAATCGCCGCCGGCAAAAAGGTCATTGACCCCGAAATTAAATACGAAGAACTGAAAGCAAACCTGCCTGTTGTTGAAGAACGATATAAGCAGGGAAAAATCAGCAAAGAACGATATGAAAAGTATATTGCGAAAATAAAGGCATGGGAGGGTGAGTAATGGCTAAGTCATCATCAGATGAGAAAATCAAAGGTATGTACGTCAAAATCGGTGGTGATACGTCTGAGTATACTGCCGCCATGAAAGGGCTTAATGCCGATATCAATTCGACTACAAAAAATCTGAACAGCGTCAATAAGCTCTTAAAGCTTGACCCGACTAACGTTGAATACACCGCTCAGAAGCAGAAGCTTTTGAGCGAAGCTATCGAAGCAACAAAAACAAAGCTGGACGTTCTCATTAGAAACGAGAAAGATATCAACGAGCAGTATAAGAAAGGCGAGTTGCCCGTTGAGTCATATCTTAAGTATCAGGAAGAACTTGAAAAGACCAAGAAGAAGCTGAACACACTGCGAGATCAGACCAAGACCGCAGATGATAGCACCAAGGAGCTTGGCAATGAAGCCAAGGATACGTCAGATAAGGTCAAAGACCTTGGTGATAAAGCTGACCAGACAGGCAGTGTCTTCAAGGACGTTTTCTCTGCTAATCTTGCAGTTGAGGGGCTGAAAGCTATAGCTAATGCCGCCAAGGAAGCGGCGGAAAGTTGCACGCAAGTCGGAATTGACTTTTCCAGCTCTATGTCCAATGTGGCGGCGACAATGGGCATGACCGCAGAGCAGGTCAGCACAGGTGCTGAGGACTATCAGAAGCTAGAGAACGCCGCTCGTGAGTGTGGTGAGACTACAAAGTATACCGCTTCGGAGTCTGCTGACGCTCTTAATTATCTTGCCCTTGCGGGATACGACGTAAACAAAGCAGTTGAGACCCTGCCGAAAGTTCTCAATCTTGCCACTGCTTCAGGCATGGACCTTGCGTCCTGCACTGATATGGTGACGGATACTATGTCAGCACTACAGTTGCAGACGAGTGACCTTGACGGCTATATGGACATGATGGCCAAGACAGCCCAAAAATCTAATACCACAGTTGCTATGCTTGGTGAGGGCATTCTCCAGTGTGCCGGCACGGTCAAATCCACAGGGCAGGACGTTGATACAATGTGCACCTCTCTTGGAATACTGGCGAACAACGGTATCAAGGGTGCAGAGGGCGGCACACATCTCAGAAATATGCTTTTGTCGTTAACATCACCGACAGACGTTGCTTCCACCAAGCTGAAAGAGCTGGGCGTAAGCGTGGCTGACAGCGAGGGAAATATCAGAGATATCAACGATATTTTCGGAGACCTTAACGCCAAGCTTTCCAAGCTCTCAGATGACCAGAAGACAAAGGCGCTTAGCGATATTTTCAATAAGACAGACTTATCGTCCGTTAATGCCATGCTTCAAGGCATGAGCGGGTCTTTCGATGACCTGAAAGCTCAGGTAGATAACGCCGACGGAGCGTGTCAGACAATGGCTGACACCATGAATAACAATCTTAAGGGTAAGCTGGCTATAATGGACTCTTCCCTTGAATCCCTTGGCATAACTATTTTTGATAAGTTCAGTGCCCCACTCGAAGACGCCGCCGAAAAAGGTTCAGAGCTTTTCAGTGAACTTACCAAGGATATCAAAGATGGAGACCTCAGTGACGAATTCGACGATATGGGCAATGCCCTTGGAGATTTAGTCGAAACAGGCGCCAAGTTCGCCAAAGGTTCGTTGCCTATCCTCATTGACGGTGTAAAGTTCTTCTGCGAGCATTCTAACCTTGTTATCGGAGGATTGACAGGAATAACGTCGGCAATGGTATCAAAAAAAGCCATAAATAACGTTTCAGACCTCGTAAAGTCATTCAAGAGCCTTACAGGTGCAACAAAAGCAGCTGAAACCGCCCAGCAGGCTTTAAATGCAACTCAAAAAGCGTCGCCGGTAGGAGCAATTGCAGCTATTATAGGTACGGTAGTTGGCGGTATTGTGTCTTATGCAACTTCGGTTGATGACGCCGCAGATTCAACAAAAGTCCTCAATGACGAAGAGCAGGCGTTAGTCGACAGCACGAATGAACTGACAGACTCCATGAAGAAAGCCGCAGATCAGAGAGAAGAAGCCAAGACAGATATAGAAGCCGAGTATAGCAGCTATAAAAGTCTTGCAGATAGAATTTTTGAGCTTTCTGACGCCGAGAGCTTATCTAATGACGAGAAGTCAGAAATGAAAACTCTTGTGGACCAGCTGAACAGTGCCATGCCTGACCTTAATCTTCAGATTGACGATCAGACAGGCAAGCTTCTCAACAATAAGGACGCTGTCTATGAGTGCATAGAAGCAAAGAAAGAACAGCTTCTTGTCGAAGCAGCTCAGAAAGATATGGTCGCTATATCAGAAGACCTCTATAAGGCTGAGAAAAATCATAAAGAGCTTGAAGAAGAAATTGCCAAAAAGAAAAAAGAAATGATCCCGATTCAAGAGAAGATGAATAAGCTAAACGCAGATTGGGCGAACGTCGCTGATGAAAGTCAGTACTGGGATCTACAGGAGCAGTATGACAAGCTTGACAAGTCTGTAAAAGAGCTTCAGAAGTCGTATAAGTCCGCAGGCGGAGAGATTGAGCAACTGAACGCAGACTATGCTGACGCCTCCAAGTACGTTTCTGAGCATTCTTCTGCTCTCGAAGACAATTCAAAGGCCGTAGAGGACAACGCAAAGAAGGTCGATACGATCTATAACCGCACTGTCATGTATAAAGACGGCTTACACAAGGTATCACAAGAAACTGTTGACGCAATAGTTGAGATGAATAAGAGCTATGACGAAGCCGTCCAGAAACGAACGGAAGAATTGCAGAACAATCTTAACCTCTTCGACGAATTCAACGGCGGTGCTGAGATATCCGCAGAACAGCTTATGCAGAATTTGGAATCTAATCTTGACGGCATGGCAAGCTGGTCTGATGATATCAAGACGCTTGCAGACAGAGGCGTGAATAAAGGTCTTATTAAGACCTTGCAGAAAGCAGGTCCGCAATCTGCAAGCAAGATAAAGGCGTTACTTTCCATGTCACAGCCTGAGTTGAAAAAGTACAGTGATATGTGGGAAGAGTGCATGGGTGACTGTAAGAAGATAGCAACATCAGAATTTGACAAGCTCAGGCAGCAGTATGATAAAACCATAAAGACGCTTTTAAAGCGTGACCAAATAAGCCAGATATCAGACGTATGGAAACAAACAGGTGCGGCAATGATGGTAGGTATGCAGCAAGGCATACTGTCTGCACAGCAGTCTGTCATTGATACCGCAACCAGTGGAGCGAACGCAGTGCTTGCGGCGGTCAAGGGGGTATATGATATACACTCCCCTTCAAAGGCATTTGAAAATATATCGAAAATGAATGCGCAGGGTGAGATCCAAGGCTGGAAGTCATCAGAGGACGATATCATCAAAGCCTATACCAATACTGGTGACAAGATACTGTCAGAGAATATGCGAAATACATACAGCGATACGAATAGGGTCGCAAGGTCGGTATATAATGGATCATATACCCACAGTATCACGCAGAAAGCAGCAACAAGCGCCACAGAAAACACGCAGGTCGTCCCAACAGTCAGACAAATGCCCGAGACTATTCATAACGTGATAGTATTCCCGAATGGGAAAGTGATTGCAGAGGAAACAGTTCCATTTATAGATGTAATGCTTGGCGAAAGAGCTGCAAGAAAGAAAAGAGGTAGTGCAGTATGACACGACAAATCAGATTTAATGGCAAAAAGTCGTATGAGGATTTTAAAATCAGAATAATCAGTGCAACAGTTGCAGAGCCGAAGAAGCGTGAGATCAAAGTGACTGTACCTTATCGCAACGGCAGTATTGATCTGTCTGACTATGACGGCAATTTTTATTTTGACGACACCGAAGTATCATACAAGATGTTCGTATCTGATACAGAACCTGTCACACTGCTCCGCAGGATTGAGAAGATCAAGAGCTGGTTATGTGAAGCTCCACAGCAGAATATTTATGACAACTATTCCGAGAACTATCATTTTGTCGGCAAGTGTAGAACTGTTGAGACCAGCCTTGGTGAAGATGACATAACAGCTACTCTCGAGGTCACTTTCGATGTAGCACCATATAAGGTCTCTGACGACTTTGCAGACACAGCGTGGGACACTTTTTCATTCGATGATGATTGCCTCAATCAGATGCCTCTCTCCTGCATAGCACACAAAGACGGCTATCATTCCCAGCCGGGGGTACTATACTTCTATTCTTATGCCAAAGATGACATAGTTCCGAGCTTAAGGTATCACAAAAATGCTAACGATAAGGACAAACGAGGATTGACAATGCTTGATCTCAACGGTCATACCCTCACAGAAAACCTATACAAAGAAACTGAATCAACGTTTAGAATGCAAAATTTCGTCGTCAAACCCGGCACAAATGTCTTAGCTCTATACGGATCTGGTTCACTTGAAATCGAACTGGTGGAGGAAATACTATGTTAGTTACACTCGATGATGCAAAGACGCTTCACGAAACTGGTTCTGTCAGAACCAACAAGCTGACAGGAACCATTGTCAAAGAAATAAACGCTATTGACACATTTACGTTCAACATATATCCCGACAACAGCTACTACTCCGATTTAAAGGAACTGACATCGTTGATAAAGGTTTACGACAAGGAAATCCTGATATTCGATGGCAGAGTACTGACGATATCACCATACATGACTGATAGTGGCGAGATTGGCAAACAGGTTGTCTGCGAGGGCGGTTTGTGTTTTCTGAAAGATAGTGTACCAATTATCAAACAGCTAAAGTGCACAATAAGAACGTATATAGCCACACTACTTTCAGCACACAATAATTCTGTTGAAAGCTACAAGCAGATACATATTGGCAATATTAACTGTTCACAAGCGCAGCACACATTTAATCCAGGATATGAAGACACGTTCTCAGAACTGACGAAAAATCTGATTTCCGGTGAAGATATCAGAGGTGAAATGAGGGTGCGCATCGGCAAAGGAGGCATTAGATTTTTCGACTTCATAGCAAACGAATTTTCAGAGTTCAGCAATAAAACGATACAACTAGGAAGGAATATGCGATCTATCACGCAGGCGATAGACCCAAGTGAGATCATCACAAGGCTGTATCCGTTAGGTGCTGTCATCAACGATGATACGGGCGAACGTGTGACGCTTTCGGGCGTAACGAAGTATATTGACAACGACCAGCTGATAAAGCGGTACGGAGTACACGCTGGAACTATGATATTCGACAATATCACCACTCCAGGCGCATTGTCTGGAGCCGGCAGAGTATGTGCCGGAGCACTAAAAGCAGCAAAAGTTCAGTATGAGGTATCGGCTATTGACATTGATAAGAAGCTAGACGGCTTTGCAGTTGGCTGCAGGTATCGCGTAGTCAATAGCTACCTTGGCATCGACGAGGTATTGAGGTGCATCGGCACCAGTATCGACATCAATGACAGATCACAGAATGTGCTGACATTTGGCGACAAGATTGACACGATTAGTGGAATGTCAGCAAGAAAATAGGAGAAATGATTATGGCAAAAGCAATTGATATAAGTTTAGAGGTCACACAGGTGGCAACAGCATATACAGGTCGAGACGTCCGACAGGCTATTGTCGACGCATTGAACGCCACACAGAACGCAATCAATGAAATGAATATGCCAGCAGGATCTCAGACCCTTATCGTGCCGTCAGAGACGGCACTGGCCACAACGACTTTGAATCTGCCGTTCACACCGACTCAGAACACGCAGGTCATCTGTAGTCTGCGGGAGGTGTCGGCACCAAAAGCGAGAAGGCTGTGTGTAGAAACATTTTTCACAAGCAACAATTTGATAGTAGCGCTGACGAACGCAGAAAGTGCAAGTGCTACCGTTCCACAGGGTGAATATATTATTGACTGGATCGTAACAAAGCCATAGAAAGGAGGAATATCAATGCACATAAAAATCAACGAAGACTACAATGTAGTCGTGAACACAGCCCTTTTGGGCTATGTCGGTGAAACTAATGCCCGTCCCGTGTCGGTCGAGGGCATGGAGATAGACGGTGCAGACCGCTATGTGCTGACGATAGACTACGGCGATGGTGTGACGTATGAGGTCGATATCACAGGCGGCACGTGGACGCCTACTGCTGATATCTTGCGATCAGCGCAGACAGTATCGTGTCAGATATGTGCAAAGAAGCTGTCAGGTAACGAATATGTGCTGGTGAAGAAATCACGAATTTTCCGTCTGAGAATAGGTGCGGCTATCGGTGATAATGCTGTGCCGTCACCAAGTGTGGCAGCTGACGCACTAGACCGCATAGATGCCATAGGCACACAGGTTGCCGCAGACCGCAAAGCCGCTGAAACCGCCGCAGAAACAGCGACTACAGCGGCTGAGAACGCAAAAAAATCTGCCACAAACGCAGGATTATCAGCCGACACCGCAGAACAGGCAGCAAGCCGTGCAGAAACCGCAAAGACATCTGCCGAAACGTCCGCTACACAGGCAGAAACCGCCAAACAGGGTGCAGAAACCGCACGTGCTGAGGCGGTCACTGCACAGAATAACGCTAAAATATCCGCAACGCAGGCGTCAGTGTCGGCACAGCAGACCGAAGCCGATAAGACTATAACATCAGGCTATGCTAAAACTGCCAAGACTAATGCTGACAGCACCGCAGCCGACAGACAGGCGGTGACCGATATGGCAACGCAGGTCACAGTAGACAAGGCTACAGTGGCAGAAAACGCCGCCAAGGTCGCAGAGGACAGAACAGCCGCTGAAACCGCTGCACAGACAGCACAATCAATAGCTGACAGCCTGCCTGAGGACTATGTGACGGCTGTTGGAAAGATAGCTGAAAACACGGCTGAAATAGCTAACGTGAAACTAACAGACAAGGAACTTCAAAGGCGTGTGGACGCACTGTATTTCATAGGTCATGGTATCACGCATAAGTTTGAAACTGATAGCAGCACAGCGTATGCCAAGACTATTCCTACAGGCGGTAAGCTGATGTCGATTAAGAATATTGGTGGTAAGTCGGTTGTGTTTAACCAAAATTTTCAGTCAAGAAAAGAAATCAACAATGGTATTACTGCAACCGTGGATTCTGACGGAACAATTACGTTGAATGGAACTGTAACGGCATCATATTTCAATTTCAGAGATGTTACTCCAGAACAGAACAAGGTAGGAAAATATGCTTTCAAGCTGCTGATTATGAACAATCCTGATGATATAAGTATGAAATTCGGTTTTCTGAACCGAAGCCAATCAACTCCAGCAATTACAAGCGGTTCGGCAGTTCTGATTTATAATCAGACACAATATGAAACTTCATTAGGCAAGTCTACTGGAATTAGTGGTCTAACAGCAGGCACAGTTTTCAATAACGTTAAAATTAAAATTCAGATTTTCGACTTAACCGCCATGTTCGGTTCAGGAAACGAGCCCACAACTGCGGAAGAATTTGAGAAAATATTCCCTGCCGATTATTATCCATATAATGCAGGGGAGGTTGTCAGTGCTGGCACGGAAGAGGTCGCTGTGGGTGATACCGCCTACCAAATTCCAGAGGCTATCCGCAATCTGCCTGGCTATGGTTGGTCAGCAGGAACGGCACGAAACTATGTGGACTATGAAAACAAGAAATATGTTCAATGTGTCGGCAGCGTTGACTTAGGGACTCTGAATTGGGGAATTAATACGACTTCCACTGTTGGAAATCATTTCTACGCACCTGCGAAACATCTCAATTTTAAATATCTAGGTGCATTTGGAACAACCATTTATAATGCATTGTGCAGTAAATATAGAACAGTTGCGAGAAGTTCCAATGTATTTGTCGATAAAACACTCGCAATAGACGGAGTTACCGTAGTTTCACAGATTCAGGTCAAAGACACCGCCTATACCGATGCCACCGCATTCAAGCAGGCAATGCAGGGCGTTATCCTATACTACGAACTAGAAACACCAATCGTCACCGACATATCATCGTTAATACCCGATGATTTCCTGCGAAACATCGAGGTCGAAGCACTGGGTAGCGTGACGTTTAAAAACAGCAATGACAACTATCACATACCAGTGCCAAGCGAGGAAGAATATATTGTGAAGTTGTCAGAGGTGGGAGGTACAACATGACAAAAATGCAAGAAGAAATGCTGAAAGCCGCAGGGCTATCCACCGAAGATTTTGAAAAACCTACAGTGACCGAGCAGGACAAAATAATGGCACAAGTGCTATACACAGCCGCTATGACAGGCACGCTGATAGGTGAGGAGGGCGAGTGATGTATTACAGCATTATTAAACGTTTCTATGATCTGGGCGTGTATTCGCTGGCAAAGGTCAAAGATTTTGTCAAGGCAGGCGTTATTAGTCCGGAGCAGTTCAAAGAAATCACAAAGGAGGTATACCATGAAGCAGAAGTTAGCGAAACTCATTGATGTAAAGTCCATTGTAACACTGTTCTTGACAGCGGTGTTTTGCGTGTTGGCACTGCGCCGCACGATTTCAGCAGAGCAGTTCATCACAGTGTTTACGGTGGTGATATCGTTCTATTTCGGCACACAGAGCGCCAAGAGAAAGTCAGGTGATGACGAGTGACGGAAGCGATAATAGTTGCACTGATAACAGCTGCTTCGGCGGTAGTGTGTCAGCTTGTCATAGCATCTAACAGCCGTAAGACTATGCAACAGGCGCAGTATGATAGTCAAAAACTTATCGAGTACAAGATAGACAAGCTTTCTGAGCGTGTGGACAAGCACAATTCCGTTATCGCTCGGACGTATAAGCTGGAACAGGATTATGCACTTATGGACGAGAAAATCAAGGTGGCTAATCACAGGATAACTGATTTAGAAGAAAGGAAGTAATTTTATGGTAAAGACATTTAAGGGCATTGACGTTTCGCAGTATCAGCAGGGCGTTGACTTCAAGAAGGTCAAGGCTTCGGGGGTCGATTTCGTTATCATTCGTGCAGGCTTCGGCAAGTACGCTAATCAGAAAGACCCATATTTTGAGAAAAATTACAAGGCTGCTAAAGCGGCAGGGCTGAAAGTTGGTGCTTACTGGTACAGCTATGCGGCAACTGTTGTGGAAGCAAAGGCAGAGGCTCAGGCTTGTATCAACGCTATCAAGGGCAAGACGTTTGAGTATCCGATATACTTTGACCTCGAGGAGCGTTCACAGTTCGCAAAGGGCAGAGCATTTTGCAACAGCCTTGTCAAGACTTTCTGCAATGCACTTGAACACGCAGGCTACTGGGCAGGACTGTATATCAGCCGTTCGCCTTTACAGCAGTACATATCTGCCTCTGTTGCCAAGAGATATGCTTTGTGGGTCGCTGAGTACGGTTCACGCTGCAACTTTAGCGGCACTTATGGTATGTGGCAGTACAGTTCTACTGGCAGAGTCAGCGGTATCAGCGGCAATGTTGATATGGACATCTGCTATGTGGACTATCCTGCAAAGATCAAGGCGGCAGGGCTGAACGGCTTCAAGAAGCAGGCTATCAGACCGACTAACAAGCCGACTACAAGCTCCGCCAAGAAGACAGTGACGTACACTGTGAAGCGTGGAGACACGCTCTCTGCTATCGCTAAGAGGTACAAGACCACTGTTGCGAAGCTTGTCAAGAACAATGGTATCAAGAACGCTAACCTCATTTATGTGGGGCAGAAAATTAAGATAAAGTAGGTAGTAAGACAGCCGTCTCGGACTTTTATGGGTCTGAGGCGGCTGTTTTTTTGTTCTTAAGGAATAAATGCCATTATTTTTTTCATATTATTTTAATAAAACCTATTGACAAACGATTCAACCAATGATATTATATATAATATCATATTGAGCTTTTGAGGCGGTGCTTGTAAT